ATGCAACACCTTTCTGTGTATTACCTATAATCGCTGCTCCGATTTCTCCAATACCAACTGGCAAAAATGATAAGTCGTTTTCTTGTGTAAAAACACCTGGACTAACAATTCTTTCGGCCATGTTTATTTCTCCTCTATATGATTACTGTGTGAAAAACACTTCAACTTTGTAAGTATTTCTTAACTATATATAAATATCCCGTACGATCCCAAAATACTACGTTGTAGCTGAAAATTTACCTGTTTCGATGTTTAAAGAACCTACCCCATACTTAGAACTTAAGTCTTTGGCTAAATCTAGCTCTTTTTGCTTTATATCAACTAGCTCTTTATTGAGTGTTTCTTTTTGAGCAGTTAATGCTGTTTCTTGTATTGCCATTTGGCCAAATGAAACAACTAGTGTATCCATGTCAGCTTGCAGCTTTCTTAATGCATCTAAGTCTGCCGGTTCTACTTGTATTTCTGTGTTTGTTACTTCTGTTTTTGATTCCTTCTTAGCTTCTCTATGAGCTTGAAGTTTTTCTTGAATGTCTGTGTCTAAAACCATTTATTTTCTCCTAAAAATTACTTTGTTTGTATTTACTAGTCAGTGAATTACTACCTGGTTCTCCATCACCTTCTAGATATCGTTTTGTTGAATCTAAGGTATTACCCTCATCAACTAAAGAACCTGTTTCATATATGTTTGTTGAATTTCTATTAACTGGAGTATCTATGTCGTTAAATACAAATTCTGTTGTTGTTAAATTTTTTGCTGTAAATGTTCTATTTGCAAAGTCTGTTGCATCTTTTTGAACATTATCAGGTATAATGTATCCGTTTAAGTTTACTTGAAAATTTGCCTTAATAGATCTATCAACTCCTTGTTCAAGGTTATTTTCAGTTGTAAAACTATCCATCGTTGCTAAAAATTTAAAGCTATTTTTATCACCCCAGTAAGAGTTTGCATTATAGTTTATATCTTCAATTATCTTATTCTGCTGTGCAATATATTCTGTCCATATAATTACTTCATATGTTAACTTTACATAGTCAGGTATAATAACATTATAGTATTCTTTGGTAGGTTTAACTCCTTGTAATATATTAAATCTATCATATCTGTTTCTGGCATTATATTTTGTTGCAAATTGTCTTACAATGTTACTTGGATCTGCAGCGTCAATCTTATTTCCCATCATGCCTTCTACCCTTTCTAATCCTGTTCTTCTATACATTATTAGCGGTATTTGTATTTTGCCTGACTTTATATCTCTATATGCTCCACTCTTTTGAACAGATCTCCATCTTTCAGGTGAACCGTAAATAATTGGAACATCAATAGTTTCACCACCATCGTCTACTTTTGGCTTTATTACTTGATTAAAATAATAATCCATTGCAGTATCAATATCATAAATTCCTATTGTAATATCCTTTACTGTTGAATCGACTTTGGTTGTTTGCTGAACCCTATTGTTTGATATGTTATTTCTTTTATTTGCCATTATAAGTTTGATACTCTATTTGGTGCACCAGCTCTTATTTGTTCAAGCTTTAGTTTACTTTTTCTAGTTTCATGTGTCGTAACAATAGTTGAGAAACTAGATCCGAAACTTTCTCTACCACCGTCTTGGTATCCTTTGTCTGTGTCAGGATTTTTTCCAAATAAGTATTGGTCTTCAATAATTGAATTTGCTTCCCAATAAGAATTATCCCAATATATAATATCTCCAACCTCTAATAATATATTAGCTGCAGGGTTTCCAACTGGAAATTGTGACTTATCTCCAAAACCTGACGATGCATAACCTATTGCAAATGCATCTGGGTTTGGATCTCCAGCTCCTGGTAGTAAATCATCTCGTAAAAAGCTGAATTTAGCAACCTTGTTTTTATCTACTCCAAATTCATCATTAGACCATTCATCATCTTCATGTTCAATTAAGCATGATATTCTAACTCCAGGTTTATATACTTTATTTAAAGCTTCTCCATATATGTTTCCAGACATGTCGTGTATAGCTGCTTTGAAAATATCAACTTCAGTGTCAATAATTTCATTTATTAGCTCTCTATTCAGTGTTCTGAATAGGCTTATATCACGTTCTCCTCCAAATAAAGCCATAATTATCCTATATAAATTGGGTAAGGTATTCTATTTAATGTTTCACTCATAAATTCAGCTTCGTCTTTCTGCCTTTCTAGCATGTTTCTTCTACTTGTTGCTTCTAGATCTTCTCTAAGCTGAGTTAATAAATTTTCTTTTTCAGCTGTTGCTTCATTTCTTAATGTATCACCATCAAGATTAGTTTCACCACCAGGAATTGGTATAGAACCATATTTACTTCTTATAGTTCCTAATAGTTCTTTTGCTAGTGCTAAGGTATACTTTCTAATCCACTGTTTTCCTGCATGGTTTATCTCAGTATATGACATGTTGTTATACGTTGCATTAGAGAAGTCTGTTATTGAACCACTATTAGTCTTTAATGGATTTTTTCTGTCATTTTCAACAATATATTCAAAATGAACTTTTGCTGCTGCTGTAGGAATTGGAAAAATTCTAAGTTGATTATTTATTAGTTCAAATGTATATGCAGACTTACGTATGTGGTCATTAAATTCTATTGCTTGTACTCTTAATAAATCATCATACATAGGTAACATTAAAAAGTTTACAGCTGGACTATAATTACCCCATCCAAATCCTTGTAGCATTTGGTCAGTTCCTGCTCCTGTTCCAACATAAGGGTCAAAAAACCTAGTAACAGCTGGAGCTGGTTCATAAAATACCCTTTTTATTTCAATACTATTTCCACTTTCAGATACATTTGTCCAAAGATTATCTAAGTCATAGTTTTGTCCTGCATCAGCACTTATAGATATAGATCCTGTTTTATAATTTATGTCTCCTCCTACACCAGCTTCTGTTCCATATTGTTGAGCTAGTGTTATTGTTCTATCAAAATTTGGAGTGATTTCTCTATGTGTTAAATTAGAGCCTGAGTTTGAACCTTGTAAATTTAATAAATTTTCCTTTATATTAAAGTAATTTACTTGTGAACTATATTCTGTTATTGCTTCTTCAAAAACGGCATACATACTTCCTGATTGAAGTTCTATATCAACTATAGGATAACCCAATCTTTTAGCACACCATGTAGCAGTATTATCTGCGTCTGCAACGAATTTTGCATCTGTATCGTAAAATGCAAACGGTGTTTGACCTACTGCGAAGTTTGATGTTCCTGTCCAAATTGGTATTTGTTTTGCCATAATTATCCTCTATATATAAATATCAAAAAATATTATATTTAATTACATGCCCATCAACATTTCAAAAACATTATCTATTGCAGGGTGTCTGTGGTTGTCTAATAGTATTCTTTTATATACATATTCTGAATCTGTTAACTTAGATACGTCAACTATTGCAGAATAGTTTTTATCTTTTAAATCTATTTGTTGGTTATCTCCACAGAATACCATTGTAGAATTTTTACCAAGTCTTCCTAGTGCCATTCTTAATTGAGATCTTGTTAGGTTTTGGAACTCATCTATAATTACAATTGAATTTTCAAAGGTTCTACCTCTAAAGTGTGCTAGTGAAACTAGTTCAATTGATTCTTCTTTTTCCAGTTTCTCTAATATAAGAGGTTTATTATATACCTTTCTCATATTACTTCGTATAGGTACCAACCATGGTTCCATTTTTTCTTTTTCAGATCCTGGTAAAAAACCATTGTCTTCTGTTGAAACAGTGGGTCTTGTTATTATAATCTTATTTATCATTCGCTTAAAAAACATATCTAGTGCGACTTGGCATGCTAATAATGTTTTACCACTACCTGCCTTTCCTACTATAAAATTATAAGGATGATGCAGCATTGCCTGTTTTGCCGCTTTTTGTTCTTCTGATAAGGTGATTGAAAATTTAACACTACCTTTAGGCGGTGTTTTTTCTATGTTTTGCTTTGCCATAATAACCTCTCCTTTATTGTTATAACTAATATACCTATAAATATAAGGTTGCTATATAAAAAAGAAAGAGGCTAGTAAAAACTAGCCTCTCTCAATAATAATATGTTCGTTAAGATTAAACGTTAGCTAAATCTTTACAAAATACTTTACCATAAAATTCTGGTCTTACAACTTTCTTAGCATAACGAGTCATTACACCTTTACGCGGAGTAAAGTTTGTAGGATCGTACACTAAAGGAGTCATAATTAACGGTACATACGGTGCATATACAGCTCCTGTTTCTAAGAACTGAGTTCCTCTGAATCCTAATAAGATTTCATCTTTTTGGATATAAGGGTTCTTGTAAACAGTAAATCTGTTGTTTAATGCTCCAACTTTTTGTACACCCATTGCAAATGATGCTTGGTTTCCGTCAGTATCAGCAGCATATCCAGGAATAGATTCTAGGATAGTTGCGATTTCAGGTCCACATACTAAGAAGTTTGCTCCACCTCTCATTGTTTTTGCATGAATTTGGTTAGAAACTTTTTGTATTTTCGTACCTAAAGTTTGGAACCATGTACCTTGGTTATATGCAGCTGCAGCCGGTCCAGCGTTCCAGTCTGATTCACCATTAGTAGTTGTACCACTATGTACTTCACCAATTGTAGCTGACCAATACTCTTTTGTTAGAGCATTTTCAGATAACATTGATAAAATTTCAAGATCGATTTCCATTGAAATATACTCAGATAACATTGAAGTTAATTCAGCTTCAGCGTCAATTGAATGGTATGCATTCAAATCTTGAGCAAATTCTGGAGACCATACAGCTTTCAACTTACGTGTCTTAGCTACAATAGTTTCAGATCTTAATTCAACATTTACTTCTGGAATACTAATATCTGCTCCAGATGTATCTTCAAAATCACCTCTTGTAGATGCAGTTGGTTGCTTGTAATGTTGTACTGAGTTTCCAATTGTATCTTCGTGAGCGAAGTCAGCAGATTTTATGATATCAGTGTCAGTATGCTTGAAGAAGATTTTTACACCTTCACCACCGTCTGCATAAGTACCACCAACTTTATTAAATGCTGGTAAGTTAAAGCTTTCAGAGATTGCTCCAGCTGCTGATGCAGATGTAAATCTCATTGCTTGTACACCTTCTTTATCTGGTGAAGATAATTCTGCAAATGATACAGATACAATAAATACTTGTCCTGCTGCTACTGATGCAGAAAGATCTGAATCATAGTCTACGTCTGCCCATGTTGCTGATGCAGAACCAACAGTCGTAGTTGAATCTGTTACTACATTCATAGAGTAACCATATTTTCCACCACCGTAAAAACCACCTGCTGCATCGCCTGATGCTGAAGTGTTACCCATGATGTCGGTACCTGTTGCAAAGCCACTATCTGCTTTGTCTGTACCATACTTAAAGTCTAAGAAGAATACAAGTCCTGATGGAAGGTTCATTGGTTGAACTGATACGAAATC